GGTCAGGAGCGCCGTCAATTTCTCGACGAAGGAGAGCGGCCCCTTTCGGAAGGTCAATCCTATGATTGCGTTGATCAGTTCGAGCTGGTCATCAACCGGCAATTTGCTCGCGGCCTGCTCGTATTCCTCTTGACCAAGTTTATCCAGGCCGGCCGCAATGATCGGACCTATCGCGTGACCGAACTGCGCAATCAGTCGCGTGCCTCCCAAGCCGCCGCCGATCACCGCTGCCAGTTCTGGAAAGCGCGCCACGATGGCCGCAATGGCAGGACCGCTCAGGCCGCGCACGATGACACGATTGCCATTGATCTTGACGACCTCGACTGCGGTCGCTGGCATGATGTCGAGAAGGTCTGCCATACCAGTCCTCATGCAGTTGGTTCTTCGATAGTCCAGCGGCCGAAGGAGCCGTCATCGCCTCTCATCACCTCGGCCTCGAGCTCGATCACCGTGAACTTGTCCTCATCAGTGATGAAACTGAAATCGCCGGACGGAACGAATGAAACGGTCGCATCAAACCCGACATGCTGGCCGATGTCATTGGTGCCGACCACTCTGATCTCGCCGGTGAACTCGGTCTTGGTCATGGCACTGATTATCGTGTTGCCGTCGGTATCGGTGCCAACAGTTCCGAGTGCGAACGGTGCGAGATTTGCGGCGGTGATCTCGTCAAGCGTCACCTTGATGGTCGCGGCGATCTGAGTGATTGCCGTGAAATCCTTCGTCTTCACGCCCTCGCGCGATGAGAAGTGCTCGAGCTTGTCAACCGATGGCGTATAGATGAACGATGGTGCGTTGCCGAGGTCGATGTAACCTGTTTCGCCGGCTGGCTTGAACGAAACGATTCCCTTCCCGATGTGATAGTTCTGGACGCTAGGCGAGGTGGGCATGGTCGTGTTCTCCCATTTAGAGGTCGTCGGGTTTTAGCGCGTACTTGATTGAAAGGTTGATCTTGAGCGCGCCAAACATCGAACGCTGCCAGCCTAGGTCGGTCTGACATCCGAGATAGCGGATCGCGCCGTTGCCGTAGCGCCCGGTCTTCACGATCTGCTGATTGAGTTCGGTATCGTAGAGCACGGCCTTGACGAGCTGGCGCCGCAGCACGCTGATGTCAGGGCCGACCTGGGGAGCGATCTTGAAGACCACGATTTCAGGCGTCATCGTTGCCAGCGTCGGCCGGTTTGGTGGACGCATTGATGCGTCGGCGCTGTCATCGGTTTCCTCGTCACCGTCGAGCACGGCCGCGGCCGGCAGATCGTCCTCGGTCAGATCGACATAATTGCGATAGACCTCTTTGAAGTCCGCCACGCCGTCGACGATGGCGACCAGCCGCGCCAGGATGTTCTCGCGAACGTCAATCATTCGACAGCCATCAGCAGGAATCGAACCTCGCCGAGATCCTCGCCGTTCGGGCTCCCGCGCAACTCATAGGACCGCACCGTCCAACTGCGGCCGTTGAACGTCAGCACAGCATCCTTGTAGTCCTCGCGCACGATGCCTTTCGCCGACAGTTCGGGAATGCGAGCAAACGCGCCAGGACCGACGCTGCGCACCTCGACGCCGTTGCTCGCCTGCAGCTTCGCGCGAGTGTCGTCGATCACGATGATTTCGACATCGTTCAACGTCGCCTCGACCCCGAGTTCGGCATAGACCGGGTCGTAAAGCAGCGCGCTATAGTCGATGGCCATTGATTTCCCGCCTGAAGGCGAACGTGCCGATATCCTCGCGGCCGAGATCGGTCTCGATATTGCTTTCCGTCACCAGCCCGAAGCCGCACATCCCCATCGCCGCCACCAACCCATCGCGGGTGAAGTACCAGCAGTGTTCTTCCGGCCTGAAATGTTTGCTACGCAGCGCGTGCTCAGCATCACGGAAGATCGGCAGCGAGAGGAACAGCCACTCGCGCACATTGGCGATCAGCGATTGGAAGTCGGGGATATGCTCGAGCACATCCCAAAGCGTCGCAGCATCGAACATAACCATATGCGGATCGACGAATAGCTTTCGGTCTTCGAGCCATTCGATGCCGGCTGGGTTGACATCGTAACCATAGGTCGGCCGCCGGCGGTCTTGCCGTAATTCGATGAACGCACCCGAGCCGACACCGACATCAATCAAGGTTCCGCGATAGTGCTGCTCGACAAAATTGATCCGCGCCCGCATCAGCGCGCGGCCGAGATCGGTGTGCGCCTGGCGATCGAACCGTTCAAAGTAATCCCGATCATAGGGAGCGTGCCCGGCCTCAACCGGATAGTAGCCGATACCGAGTTCCGGCCACCACGTCAGGCGGCCGCGCGCAAACTGTCCCGCCAGCGATAGAACTGTCCCAGCGGGTCGGCGATCGTCTTGTCGCAGGCGTGCAACATGTTCGTGCATCGGCAGAACTTCTCCGGTACGGCAAAGCCGATGCGGCTCAGATCGAGCCGGGGATCGGTGATCTTTAAGGGTGCGTTGTGTCCGCCGTGGCCGCCCAGCACCACGAAAGCTTTCACCTTGAGCGCCAGCGCCGCCGGCACGATCCAGCCGACGCCGCCCAGCACGATGTCGGCGTCGCGCACCAGCGCGAGCAATTCACGCACCGCAAGCTCGCCATTCACGAAATGCCAGTGCGCCGGCGGTAGTTCGCCCTCGAGCCATTCCTCGCCCTGAGCGAGGTCGGCGACTGCAACCACGGTATGGGTGGCCATCAGCTCGGCGGCGATGGCACTGACGTATTCCGGCCGTGGGTTGCGCGCCTCGTTGCGCCATTCGCTGCGTATCGTTACCGGCCGCACCACGGCGATTGGCTGGTCGAAGACTACGATCGGCGACGGCCCGAGAGCGGGCAGATCGAACAGCGCCGGATCAAAGCCGACCAGAGGCAACCATCGCAACTCCATAGCCTTGATGATCGATCGTGAGCCGATATCGGCATAGTTGATGCGAAGCTCGCGCATCGGCCGCTGTAGTTTCAGCCAGCGCTCCGATGGTTGTCGCTCCATGTTCTTCTGTTGCGTGCGCAGCTTGCGCGAGCCGCGCACGAACTTGATATCAAGGTCGGCGTATAGCTCCGGCCACGGCGTTTCCAGATGCACCTCGTATTGCGCCGCAGCCGCCCGCACGAACGGCCGCGAATAGATATTGTCGCCTAGGCCCCACATCCCACGAATGAGGACAGGCTTACGCTGCACGCCGCTCATTCAATAGGTCTTGCAAGCTGACAACCGGAAAAAGATCGGTCCATGCCGTGCCCGGCGAGGCGTTGAGTACTGCGATCTTGATGGCCTGCAGCGTCGGCACGATCGACCACAGATCCTTGCGCTGCAAATCATAGCAACCGGGTTTCACCCGGAAGTGATGCGGCTTGTGATGATGAGTGCGCCCATCGGCGGCATATTTGCCATCGGCTCCGAGCCAGACGATCGTGCCTCCAGGCCCGACCAGATGGGCCGCGAGATTGGTAGCTGCCGTCAGGGATGTCCAATGCTGCATCAGGCTATCCGGCTGCAGGGCGAGCCCCGGCGGGTTGGTCTTGCGGCAGATCAGCACTTTCGGATCGTTGATCATTTGCGAGACGGTGACGACGCGACCCTGAAAGGCCGCGATTGCCGCCCGGTTTTCGTCCTCGTGCCACCAGCGGAAATCTCCAAAATACAGGAAGTCCGCCCACGGCACTTTGTAGACGCTGGAATTGATCGCGATCACCCGACGCCCGCGCAGCAGCTCGAGGTCGACCTGCAGCACTGACGGCCCACCAGCGACGATGAACGCGGTCTCGCATTCCCACTCGCGCGGGATCGACCAGAATTTCATGCGATGTACCGACGCCGGTATGGGCTTATGAGATCGGCCACCACCGCCGACAGATAGCCCGACGTTGCTGTTGCCATTGTCGGCGTGAAATAGCTCACGCGCGTATCGCCATGCTGCACTTCGCGGATCGAGGCATCGCGCGCACCGATGGTGCGGCTCTCGTTCACCGCCTCGATCACCGCCTTCTGCAGCCGGGCCGGTGCTTCCTCGGGCAAGTCATAGCCACCGCTATAGCTGACGGCGACGACATCCGGCCAGCCAGCGCCGATCCACAGTCGGCCGCTGGACGGATCAAAATCATAGTCGGCATCAGTTGCACTCATGTTCGAAACTTCGA